TCGTTCAAGTGCTTCAACGACAGGTCCGTTATGCCAAACAGTTGCCCCATCAACAAGGCGAAACCCACCCACAAGATCGTCTTCATCAGTTTCAATAGTAATGTTTACACGAATAAGTTCACGACCTAGTTGAGCACATGCTTGCTCTACACTAAGTGTCTTACCATTACCAGATAGTCCAGTAATGAATGTAGGATAGAACATGTTAGAATTGATAATTCTCTTAACATCAGAGAAGTTACCAAATGGTACATAGTTTGGATCCTTTTCTGGAACCAAGTTTTGTTCTACTGCAGGTACTGCTGGTAGTCCTTCATAGACTCTCTCTAGTTTCTCTGCAATAGTAAGATTCCATCTGCCTCTAGAAACTTTCTGGAAGTTTGGAAGTTTGTTAAGACGCTTCGTTAGACTCTGGACTTGAACATTAAAATGGTCAGCAGCAGCCTTTACGTCAGTTGAATCGATCTCAGACTTGCCTGTAAAGAATGAGTTGAGATCTTCGTTTGTAAATTTTGCTTGGAAAGGCATTGGATTTCTTGTGTATGATATAAGTATAGTGTATGTGGTATGGTTTGTGAGCCATGAGTGGCCAGTTTGTTAACTGACCATCTCTGCGAAAGCACTTAGTACTTTTTTGTTGGTGGACTTACTCTTAAGCATCTTCTTGAATGCTCTAGTAATCTGACCCTTAGCAGCACCAGCAGCAACTTCAAATTCAGTCTCTTCATCCAAAGATTCTAATCTCAAAGCATACAGTGCAGAATAAGCTACAGCATCAGGAATGATTGCAGACTTATTCTTCTTCCACTGCTGTTGTATATCATCATACTTAGTAGAATCAGCGTAATGAGATACAAAGCTTGATAGTTCAGAACCCTTACATAATCTGATTCCAATGATGTTTACTTCTGAGAATCTATCTCTTACTTGTCTGATCAAGGTGTTAGTTACATGACTGTAAGAAGATAAGAACTGAGGATATACCCTTCCAGTCTGACGATCTCTTAAGATGCAATACTCACCAACAGATACTGTACGTATAGTCTCTTCAGAATCATATCTACCCATGCACTTCTTACCATAGGTAGCATAGGTGCTTTCACCATCAGATAAGATAACTACATTAACTTTCTGTAAATCATTTTGTGATTTAAACTGTGGTATTATGTAGTTCAAAGAGATTACTGCTTCATTCAATGGAGTTCCAGATAAACTAAGACCTTCTGTTGGTCTATACATTGCACGATACTGATATTGGAAAGACTCATACCAAACATTTAAACACTGTCTCTCATAGTCACGTGCATTACTACGTGATGAGATTAGATTCATCATGTTGAACTCTTCAACATCAACATACAATTCACCTTCTACAGCACCAGTATGATTTCTATCACCATAGTACCAACCATTGCTGTAATCCTCTTTTTCTGAATTCTTGATTCTATCAACAATTCTCCACTCATTTGTGAAAGCATATACTTCAAATGGGATTTGAACTTTCTTACAGAATGAAGTCAAGTTAAGAAGTTGCTTAACAGTTGAATGTAAGCAATGGGACATAGATCCAGACCAATCTAATACAAAGATTAATCCATGATTCTTACCATCAGGTAGAACTGTTACCTTCTTGAAAAGGTCTTCGTTATACTTGTAAGTGTGTAACCTTGCTGTGTCCAGTACTCCAGTCCTACTAGTAGCAGCACGAGCATAAGCATCAGCAGACTTTCTACATTCAAATTCTTTAACAAGATAGTTTACCTCCTTTTGTGATTGCTTACGAAACTTTTTGTACTCAGATTCTGCATTTTCATAACCAGAACCATAATCGTAGTCAGTATATCTCTGAAGTTCTTCACCTCTATCTTTAATATAAAGAGCTCTTCTCTCATCAATCCAATCATGGATCTCTACCCAGTCAACTATAATCTTATCAGTATCAATATTCTTGGGTAACTCAACATACTGATTGGGTCTACCATGATAATCTTGGCGAGATAGTTTTGATGTTTGTTCATCAAATGCTTGCTGAGTTCTAACCTCATCATCATTATGCTGTCCACCTGAATTACCAGGTGTTCCATCCTCACCAAACTCTCCATCATCACCAGAACTCATTGGTTGCTTAACTTGTACTTGATTCTCATCATCACCTTCACTCTCTTCTCCATCTTCACTAGAAGAATTCATTTCTTGATTGCCTTGATTATCTGGAGAAGGTTGTGATTGAGTCTGTTGTTGTGCCTGTTCTTCTTTCTGTCTTTGGTGCTCACCATATACATCGTTAGCAATTTCAAGTACTTCTTGAAAAGTTTCTGCTTCTTCTGTACGCTTTACAAATACTATCTCATCCTCTGCAAAAGGAATCATTGCGTATGCACCAATCTTAACATGAAGATTGATACGATCAATTAATGTTAGGTCTTCTAAATTCTCATCAGCAATACCGAAAAAATCATCATCACTTAATTCTCTGTAAGCAGTGTTAAAGATCTTTGGTAAACCAGCATACTTACGTTTGATTAGTTTCTCGATACGTGCATCTTCGATGACGTTAACGAATTCCATAGGAGCACCAAACTCTTCTGGATCTTCATTAGGTGTGAACAATGCATGTCCAACCTCGTGACCCACTAGCATATCATATACAGTATTACTAGCGAGATCCCACTTAGGTAACTGAAGGACTCTTCTATTAACATCAAAAGATGCTGTTGAAATGTCTGCACGATGCTCTACAATAAGATTCTCAGTAGCAAGCAATCTAGCAAGGTTACCTTTGATTTCATTCTGTAGGGTCATGCTTCTCTTTGTTTGATATACCTATATTACACCATAACATCAGGAAGTAAACCACCCCACTACCAGTTTGTTAACTGGCACACTAGTATTCGGATATGGTACTGTAGTTCTTTGGTTTCTCCACAATCAGAGTACGATCAAACTTATCACTCATAGATTCTTTATGAGAGATCACAAATACATTAGTGCTATCATCGAAATTACGTAAGATCCAACCAAGATCAGAAGAACCAGATTGATCAAGCGAGCCGTCAAAGATTTCATCTAGAATAAGAAGATTAGTGTCCACACTATTCTTAAGTTTAGCAATGTTTCTCCAAGTAAGCAAGAGAGCAATATCTATACGTGCTTTCTCACCCTCACTAAAGCTTTCATAGGTGAAGATGTCTCTGTATCTAGACTTAATAGTTTCTTCAAAGTTCTCATCTAAAGTAAAATTAACATAGAACTCCATACCTTGTAGATACTTATTGATGAGTTTATTCATCGTGGGAAGGTATGTCTTAATAATTCTAGTCTTTATACCACTGTCTTTTAAGAGTTTACTAGCAACAAACAAAGTGTCTTTATCTTTCTTGGTCTCAGCAAGTGACTTCTTAGTATCATTACTAGTTTCTATAAGTACTTTTAATTTTTCAAACTCTGCTTTCTTATCAGTAGTATCTTTATTCAGTTCATCTATCTCAAATTCAATGTCCTTGATTATCTTTCTAGTTGAATTAATCTGGAAGTTAAACTGGTTGATGGTAGAATTAATATCAATTACCTTACCAGATATCAAAGTAAATGCTGCTTCTCTCTTTTCTTCTTCTTTAATAGATTCTTCTAGTTCTACATAACCACTATCGAGTTTAGCAATCCTCATCTCTGTAGCAAGAATCATTTCTTTCTTATGGTCTTCACCAATACTCTGCCCACACTTAGGACAACTCTCTGTATCATGGAAGAACTTTTGGTCACGTTGATGACTCTTTAGTTTCTGATCTACCTTAGTTCTATAACTATAAAGCTTCTTTAGTTTCTTAGATACATCAGACAGTTCGGTCAATTCTAATTGCAATCTAGAGAGATCGTTGTTCTGTTCTTCTATTGCTCGTAAGGATAATACCTCTTCACCCTCTAGTTCCAAGATCTTGTTCTTCTTTCTTTCTACCTCTGCTTGAGTTTTCTTCTCCAACTCTAGCATATAATTCTTTTGTAGATCTATCTGCTGCTTCTGTACATCCAACTCACCTTCCAGTTTATAAAGTTCATCTCTATTCTCTCTAACCTTATCCTTCAGCAAGTCATTCATAACTGAGAAGATCTGAATGTCTAAGATATCCTCAATGATCTCTCTACGTTGGACTTGTGGTAGTCGCATGAAAGGAACAAACGTAGAAGACCCAAGCACCACAACCTGTGTGAATGACTTGTACGACATTCGTAGTATGTTCTGTTCTAAATTCTTCTGCTGTATTGCTACTGTATGATCCTGATCTAAAGGTTCACCATTCTGATAGACTATAAACTTATTAGGTTTAATACTACGTATGACTGTGTACTTATTATTACCGATACTAAACTCTAATTCAACAAGACAATCCTTCTCATTGATACTGTTTATCAAAGCAGACTTACTAATTTTACGAAACCCTCTGCCAAACAAAGCAAAGGTCAACGCATCTAAGATGGTTGACTTACCAGCACCATTGGATCCAATGATGAGATTGGTTTTGTTTTTGAGTAGGTCTACTTCTGAGAAAGTATTTCCTGTAGAGAGGAAATTTTTCCATCGAACCTTTTCAAATATAATCATAAAATGCGTGGAGGAATTATTAAATCATCCTTTTCATAAACTACAAATTGGGTTTGCTGATGAGCACATGCAGCCATTATAGCATCTGCGTCAACATCCATCACATCAAGCTCTGGTAAATCAAGTTCATTTAACTCATCAACCAGAAATGCATACCTCTCGGCATCTTCTTCCTCTGTAAACATAGGAACCACTTGATCTTCATCTGGTCCCATGACCGAGAAGATCTTTTCTGGCTTACCTGTTAAACAAAGGATGAACATTCATACTACCTCGCATGACTCTATGTATAAGGTTTGCATAAGTCGCTTGAGGTCGGTTTTATCTACAGCGATATCAACATCATCAATGTATTCATTAAGAAGTGTTAATGTATCTTTGACTTCAATATCAGAATCACTATCATCTGTATCAACCAGTGTCTCCACAGTTTTTACATCATGGACACCAACATGATAGAGATTGTCGAGAAGGGTTTCATACTGTGCGTAATCTCTCTTCTCTTCTACAATGATTTTTACAAAGGTATCTTTATGCTCATTGTAATCAAAATTGTGATAGGATTTATCAACATCATTATAGTATATCTTGGTGAAAATTTCAAATGGATTCTTAATGTATGTTAGTCTATCAGTCTCAGTATCATATATGTGGAACCCTCTAGGATCCTTATAATCATTCCAGAACATCTGATAGGGGTTACCTAAGTACTGGACATTACCCTTCTTAGATCTATGATGGAAGTGTCCTGACCACACACGATCAAATCTCTTAAAGTCTTTAATAGCACGGCCACCTTGAAACTTCATACCAGGTGTTACTTCAAATCCATCTATCTCTAAATGTCCACAGCATATATCAGCATTACTTTTTTGGATCATCTCCTCAGAGACTTCTTGGTTAGCACCATTGATCCACGGTAATAGTAAAAAGTTCTTACCACCAAACGAACACTCGTGTGGATCAGAGTACACTTTAATATTATCGTACTGTTCTAACAATAACTCAGGGGAATTGATATGACTACTGTTCTTATAGTATGTCGTATGATTCCCTAGAATCATGTGTACATCATACTTTCTAAGTCTGTCGAAATAGTCAGTCTTAATCCTTGCAAGAGTATTATAATCCAAAGACTTTCGATTATCAAATGTGTCGCCAAGATCAAAGACTGTAGTGATACCTTCTCTTTCAAGAGTAGGGAAAAAGATTTCATCATAAAATTTCTTAAAGAATTCCCAGAATGCAGCAGAACCTTTACGACCATCTAGGTGCTGGTCTGTGATGATTGCTATCTTCATTGCTTGGTTGTGTTGCTACGTGTTCTGTTTATAATACTGATAAACTTATCACCAGCGAAGTGTCCACCTAAGCAGACATCTATCTCATCACCATCCTTCCAATTAACATCACCATTCATTTTGGTGTGTTGCATTAGGACTGCTATCTTATCTATAACGTCTTGTGTTAATCGCATATGCTGCTTGTGTGTTGGGATATAATTCTCTGATTTTTCTAATTACTGCTAGTTGTATTTCTAGGATCATCTGCCCTCTCTTGATTTGTTTCGTATAGTTATATGATTACCTTCGATAGCAAACTCTAGGTAATCTGTATGATCCCACCCAAGATCTTCGTATAGACAATTTAACTTGTCCATATCATCCCACAAATCTGTGGGGGTGGGTTCACCCCAAAAAGGATTCTCTTCAAGAGTCATTTCTTTATTCTTCGTGGTACTTGGATTGTCCATGCTGGTGATACTAGATCAACCATTTCAAATTCTTTTCTTGCCTTCTCTCTTTCCTTTGCTGCCTTCTCTATATTTTGAAGTTCTTTTTCACGTCCTGGTTCAGGTTGTATTGATCCATAATGAGGATCCCAGATCTCTGGGTGCTCATGGTTCTCAAAGAATTCTAGTATAGCCTGATCGATCATACCATACATTGTGTCCCACGTCAACGTCCTTCTCAAAGTTTCTGCTAGGTACTCATTTTGATTGACGGACATGTCTTGTTTGAGGTGTTCTCCTCTTGCCCATACCAATTCGTTAAGGTCAATGGTTATCTGTACACGATTGTGTACACCTGTATTAGTATCGTAAGCTTCCATTAGTCTTCAAGGTCAGGTAGTTTCTCTTCAACCCAGTGTTCTGTGTTGTCTATACCTGCTGCTTTTACATACCTCATAATATGCTCATCGATCTGATGATAGATTGGATGGAGATCCAAGTCCATATTAATGTCGTGTGCTATTTGTGTGATCTGTGCCTCTGTGAAACAGTGGTCAGGATGTAGGAGATCACAGCATGGAATACGTTTCTCTATTAGTTCGTTGAGATTAATACGAATCTCATAGTCTCTGTATACAGGGCTCATCTGTTCATTTTGATTTCGATGTTTTCTTTAATGCTATTCATATCAGACTTAGACTTGTTCAGTCCTAGTGTACCAGTATCGTCTACATGCATCACTGTAGCAGAATCAGAATGATCTAGGATCTTCTGTTTGATCTCTAGTTGCTTTTTCTCCTTTTGTATACGTCTCAAGAATGCATAGTATATGATCTGAGTAAAGTAGGCAAATGGATTAGAAGACTTTTCTGGATCAAAGTTATCTATGTACTGAAGACAGTTCTCTATACCATCACATATCATGTCTTCCCTGAAAGGGTAGTTCACGAAGTTTGGTTTGTAGGATAGGTGGGTAGCAATCTTAAGGAAGCACTCACCTATGTAATTAGGTACTCGTGGTTTGTCCTTCTCATGCTCTCTTGCATAGATGACCCTTTCTCTATAAACGGTCATTGCTTCTAGGAGTTCTTTGTTGTTTACATAGTACTCGGTCTTTGCTCGTTTGGCCATATAATTCCTTTGCCTATAAGAAGTATAGCATACTCTGTTGCATTACGCAATGTTTAAGTTTCGTAACAAAAACGCCTGACCCCTTGACTTACCCCCACGATTACCAGTACAATCAACATTGTACGAGGTTGAAACTCATAAACTATCTATTAACTGGTTTTAAAGATCTTCTCCAACATAATTCTGGATTGTTTAACTGATCCTAAGTAACCAGGTAGAACCTTAGCTGGATTACCTTCCTTACCTTGATTCTGGAAACTAGCTAGATTCTTTGCTTTTTTATTTTCTGATAGACATCTTAAATAAAATGCTTCCACCTTCTTATCACACTCAGTCATAGTAATTACCTGAGTTTTAGGTATAAAAAATATATCATCAAAAGTAGAATGCATCCATTCAACAAGATGGAAGCCTTCTACTTTTAGTTTTTTCTTCTGATGTCTAACATGTTCTACCTTCATGGGATCATGAAGAATTATCATATCATCGTCAGGTATATAACATACCTTAGATATTATTTCCTCTCCTGAAGAGAGCTTCATGGTGGCGAAAAATTCTTCTTCCATTATCGTAGGTTTACTTTTATTGTTTCATGTTTAAAGTTTTCTTCTAGATATATGTTTACTCTTTCATTCAAATGTTTAAGAGTATAGTTCTGTCCACCTATATCATCACCAATATCATATAGTGTTGCTATGGTTTTTCCTTCCCCCTTCCTAAGTACTCGACCAATGGATTGTAAATTTCTAATACGTGATTTACTGGGAGATGCGAAGATGATATTATGAAGCCGCTTAATATTAATCCCAGTACTAAAAGTGCC